GGCCTTTAATTGCCACTCAGGCTCGTTTATAGCCCCTAAATCGAACTGATAGACCCCTTGTGGGGTGGAGTTGATATAAAGGGTTCTAGCGCCCGTTCTAGCCCTTATATCGGCTAAGTAATCCCACTTTTTCTTCTCAATCAAAAGAGTGGGGTAATGAGTGCGACGGCACTTCATCTCGATATAGGCGTCGTGGGTGATGCCGTCTGCTCGGTCGGTTGCCGATAGTGGCGTCAAGTCCGGATAAACGGACTTGAGAGCCTCGAATAGCTCAACCTCGCGTAGGTAAATTAGACGTCTTCCTCGCCATCTTCCCACCCGATTTTTCTAATCGGGTCTTGTGGGTCGATTACCCAGTCAGGCCAAGCGCTTCGATCCATAGCAAAGGCGAGAGCTAAGCCCTCATCCATTCCATTACGGCGGCAAGTCTCGTAAATCTCTTTACAGGCAATTGCCCAGAAATCGAGCTTAGTAGGCAGCTCTTTAACTGTGCGGCGAGATTTAGCCGTTTTCTTGACCGGCTTTTTAACGCGTTTTCTTGTTGCCATTAGCCCCCACCTTCTTCGATAGGGCTAATTCTAACTGAGACTCCATTTTATCCAGGCGCGACACTATGGGGATATTTTCTAATTTGATAATGTAACGAAGCCCAGCAATAAGTAGGGCAATTGATCCGAGAACCGAAGCAACGAATCCAGCGATGGTATTTGCGTCCATTACCGGACTCGGCCGTAACGCTCGTAATTAGGGTTAAGCCAGTTGATAATGCTAGGCAAGACTGATACTAGCGCCGCATTTGCAATCGCATCGACATCCCAACCCACCGCGAGATAGGTTGCTAGGGCTGTTGCTAAGAACGTCTTGGCCCAACTTTCCGCCATCTTCTTTAAGTCGCTCATTTCTGTCTCCTTCAAGGTCGAACCATTTGCCGTCATTGTCTCCCAAAGTTGTAAAGCTAATATGAAAATGCGAGCGATGAGGATTAGCCCCTTTGTATTTGCGGCGCTTCCATCCCAATATCGGACTCATAATCTTGCCGTCGTAAATAATGTATTTAATGCGCTTATCTCCGCGCTTGGCACATTTGCGAATTTTCTCAACCAGCGCATAAGTTTCCTCAGGGTGCGCGTTCAGGTTGGCGTCAATATCTAAAGCTCTAACAATTCCATTTCTCGGGATATGATCCGAAGAAGGATTCGTTGCGTAATGGCGAGCATCAGCGGCAACACCATCACTACCCCTATCGCGGTCAGGATAATCATCGTCAATTTGCTCCCGAAGTTGTTGACCGGCTTTACAAAGTTTAGCCATTATGCAAGAAGCAGTTTTGCTTCTTCTTCGGTTATGCCTATTTTGTCCAAGAGGGCTTGGCGTTTGGCTGCAGCCTCCGCTCTGGCTGCCGCTTCTGCATCTGTAACTACTTGGTCTGCTTGCCACTGAGCAAGTTCTTCCGCGTTCATTTCGCGTTCAATTACTTCGCCTGTTTCGGCATTATGTATTTTAATTGTTGGCATTATTTAACTCCGTAAAGTTTGTAATTAACCGCAAATGAGTTACCACCAGATTCAAAAAAATTTAATTCAGTTATAGCGGTTGTTTGATTATATAATCCAATTTTTCTTTGATAGTTGAAATTGGTAGTCGTACTTTGGCTAACAAATAAACCATCGCCAATAGCCATTTTCCAGCCATTTGTCTGAGCGTAATTTGGAATGGAAATCACAAGGTTATTAGTGACAACGGCAGCAGCGTTTATGGGTGAAATAGCCCAACTTGTCGCTACAAAACTTCCATTACCAATATCTACTGAGCTGGCAGAATGATAACGAGTATTTGAATCATTATTAACTCTCATTCGTAATCCTTCGTCATTACCAGGATCAAATGCGTCAAAAAATACAACCAAAGAATTGTAAGTAGTCGGTATTGAACTTAATGTCAAAGTTGTTCCACTATGAGCTCCAGAGGCTAATAAAGTCATTCCGCCAGAGCTAACAGAAATCCATTTCAAACCGGTACTTTCTGCGGAATCAGCAGATAGCAAATATCCATTTGTTCCAACAGCTAAACGCGAAAATGTGTCCGCACCTGTTCCAACAATTAAATCACCTTTGGCGTCAATAGCTGTTGCCATTGAGTTTGTTATTGTTACGTCGCCCGATGAACCGCCACCGCTAATTCCTGTGCCAGCTGTAACAGCCGTTATATCTCCACCAGCAGTCCAAGTGAAATCTAAATCTGTATTTGACGCTTTTGATAATACCTGTCCAGTCGTTCCGCCTTTAAGATCGACAAAAGAAGTATCTATGGAGTTGCCAAGTGTGCGGATTGCCGCAGCACCATCCTTGACGAGATCTGTATCGTCTGGCGTCTCCCAGTTAAAATTTGTTGTGTTTGCCATAGTTCTCCTTTAGGCGACTATTGTAGCGTTGAGCCAGTCCAATGTGGGGTTAATGGTATTCCAAGTCTCGGTCGCTGGAATGCTATTCCAACGGAAGGCTTGAAGCGAATAAGAGATGGGCGAGATATTTAGAGTTAGGTTCAACTGACCTAAAGCAGCTGTCCAAGTCCATCCCTCGACAAATCCTTGAAATGATCCATCGCCCATATTGCTAGGCAGATTGCTTATATTGAGCGGCAAGCCCATAAAGACATTAAGCAGCGAATCTCGGTCTGCGTCGTCGATTTCTGAGCTAGCGATTGGAAAGCTTATTTGCTTTAGGTTAAATTGAGGATAAGCTCGAATGGACAGATAGAAGGCGGCTTGGGTTGTGGCATCCCCCGAGTTGCGCAAAGTCGTCGTTACTGTGGAGGCCAATTGCCCGTAAAGGCTAATCGAATCGGGGTCGGAATCGGTAACTGTTGAATTGCCCGATGCGCCATAATTTAAGGTTATGGCGTTGCGAACGTCGCCAGCCTTCTTTTGAATTGTAAGTTGAGGGCCAATGGCGTGATTGCCATCTAGGTCAACGTATCCGTTAGCCGCTAAATATTGACCGCGTCTTGTACTATCAGCATAACCAATGCGACCCTGTGCATCTTCGTACAAATAGCCAAGACCCGAAGTAGCGTAGGCAGTTGCTAAGTTATAGACAGTATCGTTAAGGCTGTTAGCTGAATGAAGTTCATAATCTCCGGGTCGGTCGATTTGACCCAATCCAGAGTTCTCGGCGTTAGCCCAAGTCGTTGTAGCATCATAAGTCGCCCAAGTCGTACTAGCTGGAACTTCTGCCCAAGTATCAAATAACACTCCGCTCAATAATTCATATATGCGATCGCCATCGAACTGATGCCCAAAGTTGCCTGTATAAATAGCTCGGGATAAACGAGCCAAAGCGCCAACGCCGACAATCTGAATACGTTGAGAAATTGCAATTGCTCCAGAACTTTCAACTGTAATACCCAAGTCGGTCACAAAGCCACCAAAAAGGCTTACCCAATCGCCGCTCGAGTCTTGTACCTCAATACTTATCGGATCGTTAATTTCGTATGGAACTGATGCTTCGGCAGTTTCAATTAAAGTAAAATTGCAATAACCGGCTACGGGTTGGCTATAAATGTCAGTACGACCAGAGGTGATAGTCAAGCCGCTTAAAGTCGCAGCTGTGACTGTGTAGCCATTTATTTTTACTCGATATTCAGGTGTCCAAGCGGTCATAGGATAAGTTGGCTACCGCCGCCGCCTGTTCTTGATTGAGTGTTGTTGAGAGCCAAAATAACAGCGCGAGTAAAGCCTTCCTCGTCAATGACACTTGGCGAATTGACGTTGATTGTGACGTTACCAATTTCGTCAGCAGCTCTAAATCCAGATGGGTTGAATCTACTTCCGGAAGTAATTCCTAGACCAGTTCCAATAGCGTCAGGAATGACCAAGTCAATTCCGCTAGTAACGGGAACGTTGATATTTGATCCGCCGCCTGCGATTAACCTGCCACCGCCGCCTAAATCTTTACCACCACTAGAACCAGTACCACCTAAACTTGTTCCGCCGAATGGCAGACTTCCCGTTGATACTGTGTTTGATCCCGTGTTAACCCCAGCGGCACTAAAACTGATTTTGTCAATTGTTTTAGTATCAGGGCCAGAGCTTAATAAATTCTTTGCTCGTATGACTGCGTTAATACCCGTAATTGCCGCGTTAATAATTGGTTCAAGTGCTTTTAAAGACAGTGAAACGGCTTTTACAATAGTAGAAGCAACAGTGCTTAGACCCTTTAGGCTATTGACTAGAGTGAAACTTAGGAAAGGTACGAGTGTATCTTTCGCAAAATTATAGAGGCCTCTAATGGATTCCTCATTGTCCTTGAATGCTTTAATAACAGGATCTATTGCGTTTTTCTTTAATTTTTCAAATGCGGGAATAGCAGTTTCTATAAAATATTTTATAAGTCTTTCAATTATAGGGAGCAGAGCCGCGCCAACAGATTCTTTGGCCTCATCGAAAGCAACCTTGACTCGAGCAATACGACCTTCAAAAGTTTCGGCTTGTGTAGTAGCTGCGCCGCCAAAAGTGTCCGACAAAGCTTTGACTGTGCCTTCAAAACCAAGCGTTTTTACATCCGCAGCAGATAAGCCAACTCCTAGACGGGTTAATGCTCCCGTATTGCCATCGTAGGCTTTAGCAAGCGCGTTAGCCGCTGTTTCTACGTCGATATTTTTTGCAGCCGCAATATCTAAGGCCAACCCTAATAAATCTTGAGATTTTGTTACATCTCCAGTTGAAGTAGCTAAACGCTGAAGCGCTGGACGAAGTTGATCGTCTGCTACACCTGTTGCTAATGACTGCTTTTTTATTTGTTCTTCAACAGCGACAATTTGGTCGTTAGTTGCGCCAGTTACGTTGACAAGAGCAATTTCCAATCGCTTTTGTGCGGCTTCATCTGCAATAGCAGCCTTGACACCATCAACCGCCAATTTGCCAGCATAAGCGACAGCAGCAGCACCAGCGGCAAGAAAAGCCGCTTTAGCGGCAGCAGAAAACTTTTCTAATTTACCGCCAAAACCTTCAACCTCTTTAGAACCTTTGTCGAGCTCCTTTTTTAGGTTATCGACATCGGCAAGGATGGATAATTTAAGGGTTCTACTTCCAGCCATTATTTATCCCACTCCTTCAATATCTTTGTAAATGCTTCTTCCCATTTCTTCACTAGTTCAGGCTGAATTTTGCGAAGTGCTGGATAGATGAAATAGCCAGAATTTCCTCTGCCTTTGCGAGGGGTGCGTCTTGGGAACTGA